CTTTGATTGATTCAATATCTTTACCAGCCTCTTTTTGAGCGTTAACCCATTCATCTGAATTATACATTCTATCGATTGGTGCTTCTTCCGATACAGGTCTGTGCATACTGTCAACACCAATTGGTGTGCCATCTGGAGCGTGGAATGATTCTTCAACCAACCCTTTTTCGGTTAAGTATCTTTGCTCAACCAACATATTAACTTTTTTGAAGTTTTTCTTTTTGTCTATTTTTCTCATGGTGTATGTTTTACAATAAATATCCCAATAAAAACAAAAAACCTCTATTACTAGAGGTTTGATGTGTATTGTTTAAGAATTTCTTCGTTTTTCTTAATCATCTTAAGTTTTTTCACTAGGTTACCACGATTTCTCTTTGGTTTACCTTCTTTCTTAGCCTTTGCCATAACGATTAGAATAATAAGATAGCTCTGTCAAATCTAAGTGTCGCAGTAATCTCAGCGATACCGTCATCGTCCATTGATAAGTCACCGAATCCAACGTTTGTTAACATTGTTCCATCCAATAACCATTTCTCAATAACTACACCAGTTGGGTCAAGCATCTCAAGTTCTACTGGACGTTTGTAACCAGCCGCATAACCTTGACGACCTGTGATTGATTCAGAGTGAAGACGAACCCACTCCATGATTGCTTGTGTAGCAGACGGACCAATTGGGTCACGGAATGTTACATCAATTGCTTCCCATGTAAATCTACCGATTACCCATGTAGATGTGTTAAGAAACGGAATTTCAACCTCGTTCTGTGTGATTGAAGGTCTTGAAGCAGAAGATAACCACCATTGTTGGATACCTAAATCTGCTGGGAACGTGATTAACCAACGATTCTTTTTCTTAGGCTCGTATGGTAAGGGCATTTTCATCAATAAATCAGCCATGTCTTTTTGTTTTTAATTTTGTTTGTTCTTATTTACTAATAAATATCATAAGAATTATTTTTTTCGAAATTTTTTCTTTCTTACCTATAAATATGGTAGATTTCAAAAATATACTTGTAAATGTCAAAAATTTTTAGTATATTTGCAGAAAAATAAATATCATGCATACTTTTAACATCACCAAAGAAAACTTTGCCAATCAATACGATAAAGCAATCGATGAACATTTAGATATTTGTGATTGGGTCACTTATATTGATGGTAAAACTGTATGCGGTTTTGTCTATGGTATTTTAACAAAAAATGATATAGAAAAACCAATGAATATTGAAGATTTTCATGAGTTATACTTGGTAAGGTATAATCAAAAATTATCAACCCTTGAAGGTGAATACTCATTAAACACTGAACAAGTCATTGATGTTGTTTATGAGTTGTTGGTTGATTTATTCACCATTTAATTCTTTGAGATTGGTTTTCGCTATGAAATCCAATTTATCCGATTTTGATTTGTTGTTGAAACCAGTAACTATTGAATCAGCATTTTTCGATAAAAACCCGCCAACATCATTCATACCCTTTTCTTCAAACTTTTTAACCAATTCTTTTGTTTTTGCTTGGTCCTCTAGCGTAGATTTGATTAAACCTAGTGTTTTTTCGTTTTCTAAGGCGTTTTTAGCCATTATCTCATTGGTCCCAGTAAGTTTTAACCCAGCCAACATTGCAATACCTAAAACAACATCATGTGTTGTCTCCGTTAATAAATTCGAACGTGATGCTTGTTCGTGTAGAATAATTTTGTTGTATTGTTCTTGTGTTATTTTTATCTTGGCCATAATATTCTTTTACTATAAATATCTCAGAAAACAAAAAAGCCTCCGAGTGGAGGCTTTGATGTTTAAATATGTTTTTATGATTAGATGTTGTCGAAAGACGCACCAGTGTTCATAATCACGAATTCTAATTGGATGAACTCTAAAGCTCTGGTTGGTTTCAAGAAGATTTGACCAGTCAATTGGTTTCTGTCGATATCCTCTGGGTCGTTTGAAAGAACCACACGGAAGTCTGTTAAACCTCTTTCGCTTCTAATGTTATCCAAGATTGGGTTTACAAGAGCTAAGAATTGGTTTCTAACAACTGCATCATTTTGTTCAAACAACAATCTGATAGATACAGCAGAAATAAGTTTTCTAGCTTGTAACAACAATCTTCTAACGTTGATTCTGTTAAGAGCAGATTCTTTAACTTGAAGAGTTTTGTTACCCCAAATTTTGATACCGTCAGATGTGAAAGTAGCGATTGGGTTAATTCTGTTTTCATAAAGAGTATCTCTCTCAGCCAACGTAAGTTTTTTACGAGCTTGGATTGCATCAACATCACCACGTTGGATACCAGCAACTGCGAACCATGGGAATGCAATGTTGTCGGTCAATGCGATGTTTCTTACAACGTCTCTTGTAGGTGGCATATAGATGTAAACGTTGTTTTCAGTATCGTTTACTTGAATCCATGGCCAGTAAGTACATGAGTAGTTACTATCGTACATACCGTCTAAGAAATCTGTTACATCTTCTACACCCATAACATCACCAGCACTATCAGTATCTGGAGTTGTCATGATGTATAATGAGTCAGCTCTTTCTTGTTCAATCATATCGATTGTAGCTTCAATCAAGTTTGTGTTATCAAAGTTATCGATACCAGGAGTAGCGAATACGTTAATATTAACAGCTTCTGGGTTTCTGAACGTCCAGATAGCCTCTAAGTAAGCATAGTAATCAGAGTTGATACCTAAGTCACCATTAGTAAGCGTTCTGTTAGAGAAAGCACCACTAGCCAAACCTTTAGCACCGTTAGTACCGTTGATTAAGTAGCTATCCAAATTACTTCTTCTAGTTCTGTAGATATCCCATCCATCGTAACCACCGAATGGTGCGAATGTGAATTTACGAGCGTAGATTTTTTCGTAAGGACCGTTAACCAATCCAGCGTCAGTTCTAAATTCCCAGTCACCTGTGTCGAATAAGAATACTGGGCTGTATGTACCACCAGTTGAGTTGATAACAACTGTTACGTTATCGATAGTAGCAGCAGACGCATCGATATCCATGTGGAAACCGTTAGTCATACCTGTCCACATATCTGGACTTACAGTTTGAGGTACACCTTTGTAATCGAAGAAGTCAGCATCAATACCAACAGTCTCAGAAAGACCCAAGTAGTATTTACGTTTGTTCTCAAATGCACCGTACTCAGTTTTGTATGTTAATTTAGGGTCAACTACAGTTGAGTTAGAGTTTAATTGGTAATCACGGATTGGGTAACCAATGAAACCAGCTGGGAATGCATCACTAGTGTTTGATGAATCATCCATTTCAACCAACACGTATGCTGATTTAGAAGGATAGAAACCATCCAATGTACCAATTCTTCTACCGATAAAGTTGTTAGAAGTTGGGTCCATTGTACAACGGCTGAATGATTCTAATACAGTTGGTTGAGCATCTGTATCATAGAAAGCTCTAATTACAACGTCAAACTCTTTAGTATCCAATTTAATGTTTCTAATAGAGATTTTGAATTGCTCGTTAGCAGCGTTACCGTCAGAAATAGTCCAGAATCTGAACAATCTCAATAATTTGTTACCACGTAACTCAGATACAACATACGGAGTAACCGCTGGTTTGTATTCTTGTAAGTAGTCGCTATATTCGTTGCTGTATTCGATTACATCGTAGTTTACACCGTAAACTTTACCAGCATCGTTAAGGTTCTCAAACATTTTGCTAAAGAATTCCTCAGCAAACAATGGAGTGTTACCATCAGCAACTGTTCTACCTAAAACTCTAGGTAAGTAGTTTTTCTTAGTTTTATCCAAAGATAATAAATTATCGAATACACCTTGAGTGTTAGAAACACCAGACAAAGCGAAATCACCTAATGGGTCGTTTTCAGCACCAGTTACAGTTGGGTCAAATTGTACAGTTGTTGAACCAGTAACCTCAAATGCTGGGTATTGTGTATCAGAATTGATACCACCTCTAGAACGTAACAACGCAACCAATTTGTTTTCAACATCAGCATATGCTGTACCAGTGTACAATTCAGTCACACCACTAGTTGTACCAGTGATATAAGCACCAGATGGGTCAGAACCTTTAGCATCAATATAAACGCTAAATGACACACCGTCAAAGTTAGCACCAGTTTTAACGTAGTTAGTAGCAATGCTCACTTCTTCACCAACTGGAGAATAACCTAAGAATTGTAGGTTACCAATAAGTGTTCCATTATCGATAAGGTCTTGTACCAATGGTTCAGCCGCCACAAGAGTTACAAGTGTACCAGCAGAAGTTGCAGTAAATGCAATCAATGGGTCAGTTGTACCACCAGTGTAAGTGTTTGTTGCAGTGTTTACAACAGTTTCTGGGTCCAAAGCACCTTGAAGTGTAATACCCCACGCTAAACCAGCGTCATATCCAGAAAAACCTAATACTCTTGTTACGAACAATTGGTTTGACTGTGATAAGTATGATTTTGCAATATATGGTAATTCATATTTTGGAGCTCCGTTGTCTTTTATTTTTGTTGGGTTAGTACCACCAAAGAAAGACTGGAATTCACCGTAGTTGCTAACGAAGATAGGTTGGAATGCTGGACCAATAGTTGTCTCACCAACCAAACCTAACGTAGTAACACCTACTTGACGTGTAATAAAGCTTAAGTCTTTTTCAGAGGTATAAACACCAGGACTTACGAATACTTTTGTTGCCATTTTTTAAGTTTTTATTTTTTGTTATTATTTACTTTATAGTTTTCTTTATTATAAATATTCGGTTTTTTTCAAAAGTAGGGTCATCTGAAAAGATAAATTCGTTTTAGTATGATTTTTGACATACTTTTGTCATACTTATAATAAAAAACGTCATGAAAAGGGATAAAAACTTAAAAATAACACCAGCAACCCACGAACTTTTAAAAAAATATTGTGAAGAAAATGGGTTGAAGATGTTCTCATTTGTTGAAAAACTTATCCGAGATAAGTGCACACCTAAGAAAGATTTATATGGTGAATAACACGGCCAATAAAGCACCAATGATTCCACCGTAACTTCCAAAGTTTAAATCGGTAGGGTCCCATGGTGCACCGTGGAATTTCCCATAATACCATTCTCTAGCAAAGTTAACACAATAAGCACCAAACCCTCCAATGAATAATTGGAAAGCAAGCCCTGTGTCTGCTAAATCAGCGTGTAATAATAAAAACCACATAGAGAAAAATGTTAATACCATTGAATACAATAAGTGTTTGTAATAATTTTCTTTGATAAAAGCTTTAGTAAAGATTTTTGTTGTGTCTAACACATACGATTTAATGTTGTTCCATAAGATTGGACAGATTGGACATTCCATAATTTAAAATTTTTTTTAGTTTTTGTTATTATTTTTCAAATCATTGATTTCTTTTTTCAGTTTTTCAATTTCTTCTAACAAATGTTTGATAACCACACCGTGATATGGTGTAACTTGGTCATAATTCATTGAAAACTGTGTGTCTTTAGGACTAACAAATCCATCCTCATCTATCGTTTCTTCTAATCCTTCTTTTGGTATTATTCCAACAAGGTGGTCGAATCCAGACTTAATTACTTGTTGAGCAGAATACCCAGCTTTAATATTTTTATCGTCACCTTCTTTCCATCTATAGGTTATCGGTTTTAGATTATTAACCAATTTAAGACCATCTTCTAATGTAATTTCACCTTCGATGTCTTTCATTCTTTCATCAGAGAAAGCGTCAATTTCTTGACCCCAAATTCGATTAGTGGCATATAATGAAATAGAAAGAGATTGTGACCCACCAGGATATACCCCAGCACCACCAGTTGTCAAATAACCATATGATGCTGATGATGTTACTGTTTTACCTGTATTGATACTAACGTAACCATTTAATGTTGTTGTCCCTATTGCAACACCAGAACCCAAAGCACCACCAAGCACTGGTGATTGCGTCAATAAATTTAATTGACCGTTATTGGTGTTAACCCATAAAGCTTGATTAGCCGCCCTACTATGAATATGGAAATTACCATCGTCATAAATTTGTGAACCATTATTATTAAAAAATAAATAGTTTGATGTGGCATCTGAATTACTAGTAGTTGCTAACCCACTACCAATAGCACCCGTATCAGATATTGTAAATCTTACGTTGTTATAACCACTATCAACAAACTCCATGCTACCAATGTTTGTAACACGAATTGTTTTGTTAGGGTTAGTAGCACCAGCCGCTGTGTTTGTAACTTTGATAAAATCTGTATAACCCGTTCCACCAACTGTTCCACTACCAGAAACAGTAATGAAAGCAGTAGTACTACCACCACTAGTTGTTACACTTCCTTTTGAACCAGAAATAACACTAGAAGAACCAGAAATACTAGTAGCAGTTAAACCGTTTTCATTAAGCGTTACACTTTTGGTTTGAAATGTCGCACCAGAAACATAACCGTCAGCTCTAATAAAACTGGTTGAATCACCAGCAGTATTAAGCCCTTCCAATAATCTAGTAGTGTTATCAGCGTTACCCGTACCATTTTTGATACTCAACCCATCTAGTGTTGAATTTATTACGATTTCTGGATTACTTGAGTTATTATAAGCACCTTGTAATGTTGTAAGTGACAAACCACCAGCGGCACCAATTGTTTCACCAAATTTAGAAACAGGTAAAATCCTCGCATAATTAATATCGGATAAATTAGTTGTATCACTTCTTAATGATAAAATAGCCAATAAAATACCGTTATCCCTAAAATTAGGGAAAGTTGTGAAAGATTCTGTTTGAACAGCCGCTAACGCTGTTGTTATGTCAGCATACACTATTTGTCCGTATTGAATCCTAAGTGAACCGTCTTGTAATAAAAATATTCGTTGATTTGTTGCTTGTTTTGCTGGTGCACCAATTAAAGTTCTAACACCAGCATTATCATAATAGGCTGGGTCAACACTAGTTGTTGCGGTTAATGTACCACCAGTTTGTGTTCTGTACTGAAAAGCGGCTAACGAAGTGCCACTAACCGATAATCTATTAGGGTCCAAAGTATCTGTTGGGAAAGAAATTCCTAAACCATAGACATCACCAGCTGTTAACCCTAAAGATAACCCAGTACCACTTGCATATGGGTAAACACCATTATTTATCAAAGGTAATGGAATAAATACATCTCTTAATTGAGATGTTGGTGATAAGGCATAATCAGTTACTTGGAAAGCAATTGAAAAATTAGCCTTATCTGGGTGACCAATTTTACCTAAATAAATATTTTGTCTTCTTTGTTTTGGGTTAGGTGGTGTTGGTTGTAATGTTAATGTTGACCCACTATTTAATAAAATATAGGTTATAGTGTTTGTTGTTCTGTAAGGTGAATCAATATTCGTAGCACCAGAAAAATTAATATAGTTAAGTTTTGGGTCTATTGGGTTGGTCGTATTATCAACAATCCACCCCTTTGCTGGTGAAACACTAAATGTTGTATTAGAAGTTTTAGTTATTCCGCTAAATTCAAAGACACCTGTTGATGCATTATTTGCTGTTAAAATATTATTTTCTTTAGCGGTCACCAATCCTAGCTCATTTTCATTAAATATATTTATTTGCAATTCACCTAAAATTGTGTTTTTATTAACGTGACCAATTTGAATTGTTCTACCAGTAAAACTCAACCCACTATAAGACACAAAACTACCAGCTGTTTTTTGTGATAAATAAATGTCCTCACCATTGGTAAAACTTGTTAAGCTAATACCTCTAACAACACCAAAAACTGTCATGAAACCCAACTGACCAGCTGGAACATCATGGGTAGCAATACCATCAACTTGATAGTGTTGATTTGTACCACCAGCAGCGATAGCTAATGTTACACTAGGAAACCCAGCCGATGACCCAGTTATATTCAACGCTTGACCGTTGTTTATTTGAAGACCAGTACCGTTATAAAATTCAATAACGTTTTCTTGCCCTAGGTTGATAGTGACATCATTATTATTTGTTTTTGGTTTATAGCTTAATGAATTGGTTGAAGCATCAAAAAACATAGTACCACCTGTTGGTGACGGCACCGTTGGTGTTGTATTAAAATCAATGTAATCTACATTATGGATTGATTCAATATTTGCTGTGTTTGCGGTTAATGCAAGTGTTGTAATTGAAGTTGCTGAAATATTACCATTAATAGTCGCTCCAGTAGAAGCATTTGACAATATTTCCACCCATTTCGCTATACCATCTATGTTTTCATAAATGATTGCCGTATCGATATCTGTATATTCAGAACCTTTAGGTGAAATATGGGAAGGGATTCCCCTACCGCTTTGTATAAAAACGCCACCTACTTGTGCTGAATACATTAAAATTGAAGCCATAAACTATTATTTTATTATAAATATATTAGTTTATGAATATATGACTAGTCTCACCACCAGACGTTGTTGCGTTAAAATCATAATTATCTCCATCCATTGAATAAGAAACACCAAAAGTACCAGCAGTACCATTTGGTATCTCTAAAATAAAATCAGAAAAATCAAATAATATATCGTCAATCATAATTATGCTTGTGTTAATAATGCTCTTACTCTAACACCGCTAGGTAATGAAGTTGCAACATATCTTATATAATTACCCACACTGTCAGCAGATGAACTCCAAGTATTCCACGTACTACCATTATCCGAAGAATATTGGAAAGAACCAAAAGAAGAGCTTATTATGTTATCATCTATAAGTAGTGACCCAGTAGCAGCGTTATATAATCTAATTCTAAGATTCGGTATCGCACTACCCCAAAGACTTGATTGTCTATAAGCAAATATATTACTAGTTATTGATGAGTTACCAACACTTGGTGTGTAATGAGAATCTGTGTTATTATCTTCATAAACTATACTCAACCCCATTATTCTAGCTGGAATACATGTTTCACCTATGGTTTTGAAAGAGAACATAAATTGAATTTCACTACCAGAAACACCACTTAAATCACCGTAATCGTCTAAAGCTGTCCATGCACCAGTGTTAGTACTTATACCAGATGTTCTATAAAACATATTAAAAGATTCGGTTGGTAATGAAAAAGCACCATTACCTAATTTAGCCACATATTTTGGTGTAACATGGTATAACTTATTAGAATCACTAATATCAAACTTAGGTGTAATAAGCATTTGGTTTGTTGTTTGTGCAAATGTTTCATGGGCACCTATAGGTATAGTATAAACTATGTTTGTAATTGCGTTCACACCTATTCTAGCCAAATGTAAGATACCACCCTCGGACCAAACGCTAAAAGGTAATGAGTTTGTTGTAGGGTGTGGTACTAAACCACTGTCAGCTGTCGATTGGTCGATTTGTTTATCATCTATTAAAAATATAAAATTCATAGGTGATGAAGACGTATTGTAATCTGTGATATAACTTCTAGCAGCAGATGCACTAGTAGACATGACAACTAACTTATCAATATTGTCAGCAATCTCAACAGAACCAAAAGTACCAGTTGCCGCAAACGTGTTAACCCCACCAGGTGGAATCTCAACCATAGCATCACTTACCCATGTTGTAGAAGCGTTTGTTATGTTAGATATTGCAGCCCTATAAATTCTAGTTGTTGTTACAAAATACAAAGATTCAACTCCAGAACCTGGACCGTTATTCAACGTACCCACACGACCATTATTAGCTTGCGACATGGTTCCAGTAAGAGCTTGAGTACCAGTTTTAATGGTTAATGTTGTAGTATCTTTACCAGCAGTTAACGTAAGTGCTGCTCTAAAATTATGCACATAAACTGCTGATGTACCTTGATTCAAACAATAAACACTTTGGTTACTCCACGAAACCCTAGAACCAAGAGCAGCACCAGCAACTGTCGTCATAGTCAATGTAGCAGCATCTGCCAACCAATATACTGCTCTAATTCTATCTGTGGTTGTTGCGGCTGGGATAGTGGTCCCACCGTTGGTAAATATTTCAATTCTAAGCCCCTTGGTAACAAATAATCCACCGTTAGTTACAGTAGCATTGGTAGTTGATGTTAAACACATAAGGTCCTCAATCACATAATCCGTACCAGTTGGTATAGTTGTTGGGACACTTGAAGTTAGGGTTATGCTAGTATTAGAGTTAACAGCACTAATTTCATACCATGTTGTAATTTGAGTTGGGTCTGTTGACCCAAAACCTATCCTACTACCAACACACATCTTATCGTTAACCCATGTTGAACCTAAACCAGTAACAGTATTACCAACCACACCAACAGTACCAATAGTGTATAGTTCTCTAACCATTCTAAACCCTCTAATAGTGTGCACAGTAGTTGTTGGATACGTTAAGGTTACAAAACCTTTCCATGTATAAATTGACGTAGTTTTATCATACTCATAAAACACAATTCTACGAGTAGCAGCAGCAGTTGCGTTATCACATAAAAACACCCAATCAACAGTACTTGAATAAGGTATAACGTGGGGGTAAATTGCTGATATTGATGTTGAAGCTTCAAAGGGTCTAGCTATCCCTATTCTAGCTGGTCCAGCATAAATATCCTCGTTAGTTGCCCCAGAGTATTGTTTTATTAGTGTCCCTAAGTTTGTAACTGATGGGTTATATGTTGTTATACCAGTTGTAGGACCATTAAATCTAAAATTAATTGCTTTTATTCCCATTTTATATTTTTATTACTTTAATTATTAAATTAACCCTTGAAACAGTACTTGCGCTATCTACATTAAACGCAATTACATCACCTAAATATAGATTTGTGGACCAAGAAGTCAAGTTATTATCTGAATTTATTTGTTGTGTGGTTAATGTTGGTTTTTCGGTTCCAGCAATTGTGTTAGCCCCAGTAGGTATTGTACCACTGTTACCTCTCCATATGTCAATAACACAATCACCAGAAGTGTTACCAACAATATCCCAACCAGTTATTATAGCATTATATGGTAACACAGTATAACCCTTAACACCTGTTGTTATAACAGAACCAGCCCCATCAATTGTAATACCAAAACTACCCACGGTTGTACCAGTTGGTAAATTTTCATATGTTGTAGCTGATATGGTTGTA